CGATCTTCTTGTAGGCTGGGATAAAGAGCCCACCGACGCCGCCCTGGTATTGCAGCGCGTGGCCGTGGTGGATGCGCAGCACTTTGTCGTAGACCGTGACGAACGTGTGGTAAGCACGGTCGATCACGAACTCGACGCGATCCTCGTCCTTGAAATACTGGGCGAGGTTGCGATACATGAAGTACTCGAGCGAATGCCCGGCTTCGGACGCCCAGTGGACGACTTTCGTGGTGCGGCTGTGGTTGCCGATCTTGCAGACGATCTTGATCTTCAGCTTCGAGTTCTTGAGGAGATACTCGACGCCGCTCGCAAGCAGCGACTGGGCGAACAGCACCGCGTCTATCGGGAGCTGATCGTTGATGTCCTTGAACTCGTCGTGGATGAAGCCGGTGAAGAAGTCGCCGAGCCACGCCATCAGCATTGTGTCGATCTTGATGTCCTGCTGAAAGATTTGCGTGAGCCGCAGCGAGTTGCGGAAGAACTGAATGGCGCGGTCCTGGGCGATGTCTGAGTTGTGCCGGTTGAGTCCGCTCACGGACGCCGGCTCGACGACTTCTTCGGAGTGCCAGTCACCAGCCGCCACGACCACGGTGCCCTCGGAGGTGTCAGCACCGTGGTGTGGCTTTATGGTGAACGTCTCGACGGTGTTCTCGAGCAGTTTCGCTTGCGCGTAGTCGAACTCGAGCTTTGCCAACTTCTGCAAGGCCTGGTCATACTTGGTCTTGAGAAGCGACTTCGCATCAGAGGCTTCGCGCTTGACTTGATCGTCTTCGACTGTGAGCGTCTGAATGGACGCAAGGTAGCACGCTTGACACGACTTCGACTCGCGGTTCATGGCTGCGCCGCACTTACACTTTCTGACTTTTCGTGGCATGTCGTCTCCGGTCGGATTGGAATCCTACGACGTGTAGTCGTCGCCTGTCAACATCATTCTCGCCAAGCGGTCTGCTCGTCCATGGACTTGATGCGCCCACTTCGATCTGTAGAGTTGCATCGTCGCGAGCGACCAGTCTTGTGCTTCGACAGCGGCGCGTGTCCGCGTGAACTCGAGGATGGATGCGCCCATGTTGAAGGTCATGTCCAAGACAACTCGCTGCCGCACTTCGTTGAGCTGCAAGTAGAACGGAAACATCTTGATGACCTGTGGCTCGAGGTTGTCGATGTCCCACTGACAAACGGCTCGAGCTTCGGCCTCGGAGACGTGCGGTGGATCGCCGATACCTCGGCCCAGGAGCGCCTCCAAACTGCGATACCCACGTGCCGTGACGTTGAACCCGATCCCGATAGTGACGTTGCCTTCCGTGTCATCATACGGACTGAGTCGCAGACCTTCGTGCAACTCGAGTTGCTTGAGCATCTTGGTGCGATCAACCACGACGGTCCTCCCGGAATGCCCACCAGCCACCCATTCTTACGCCGGCCCAGATGATCCACCGAACCAGAAAATCGGTGCCCAGGACTTGCATCGCTTCCCGGAATCTGAAGTCAGCTTCCTTGCGAGTGACCATGCGGACAGGATGGCCGTCCTCGCAGATGAGACACTCGAGGGACACTTCGCCTTTCCGATAGAGATAGTCGTGGACGACGGCGGCCTTGCCGTAGGTTCCGACTGGCGGCAAGATGTTCCAGAGAATCTTCGGGATCGACGCGAAGTCCGTCACGAAGCCGACCGGAATCACGACCATTTCCTCGCCTTCCGGGCAGCCAAAGTGGTACTCGAATGGCGCGGTGATTCTCCAGTTGTGGCCGTCGATGTATTCGAGCTCGAGCGGCGAAAGGAACTCACTCATTGGATTCCTCCAGCGAGTGCAGCACCCGCCAGCGACCGGCCTTCACGAACGTATCAAGATCCCAGAGTAGGCCATCGGCCGGATTGATGAGCACACCCTGGAACATAGCGACCGCGTGCGCGTTCTTCTGGCGGCCGAGAAGTAGAATCCCTGTCTCGCAGACGCCGGCCGTCTTCTTCAGAGGCCGGTTCAAATGCTTGGCGAGATTCATCATCTGCGTGGTATAGAGTCCTCGGCGGTGCGCAGAGAAACCCAACTCGAGCGCAGCATCCGACACTTGCCGATAGGACAGGCCCAATGCCATCGCCATAGCTGCAAGCGCACAGTCGGCGCCTGTCTTCTGAAAGATCGGCTCCAGTGCAGCGATCATCACTCACTTCGAGACCGTGACGGAGTGACTCGGCAGCCACGAGATCGCCCACGTGACTAGAGAAGTGATAATGATTCCAAGAATCCAGAGGCCACGGTTGCGAATCTGCTCGAGCTGGCGAAGCCGGTTATCCTGCGCGAGCTGCGTGCCAATCACCGTGTCCAACTTGCTGTCGATGGTGTTGACCGTCTTCACCACTTCACCGACAGCGTCCTTGTGTTCCTTGCTCATGCCCTCCAAATAGTCCTGCAAGTCGAACTTAACTTTGGTGTTGCCGGTGTTCGCCACGCCTGTCCGCTTTCGGGTCATTGGAGGTTACCTCGAGGATGCGCCACGTTTGAGCTGGGCGACCTTCCATGAAAAAGATGGGTTCGAACCTGTGCCGCCCACAGCATTGACGATCACGACACTAAAGAGACCGAACGGCGTTTGACTCACTGCATTGACGGGAATGGTTGCGGTGTTCGCAACTTCTACTCCACCATTGACTGAGAAGAAAACTGTTGGTGTGCCGACAGTATTAACCGAACGAATCTTCAACAAGTAGCGCGTGTCGTAAGCGATTGGTGCAACTCGAGCAGAGACAGTTCGGTTTGAACCGTCAGCAGTGATGCCAACCCAACCGGGATCACCAAAGCTCGGAGCAAATCGGAAAATTGCTCGACGAGTCGTACCATCAGAATCAGGAACAATCGCCGTGCAAGCGCCCGCATAGATTCTCAGCGCCGATCCAATTGCACCGATTGACGCACCAGAACCGTCTTGATTGGCGCTTGGAATTACGAGCACGCATTCCCAAGTCCAATCGTAGTCAGAACTCGCTTGATTGATCGTCGTTGTCAGACTCGAGGTAGTGTTGATTGTTGTGCCGGTCGGCGTGAAGTTCAAGTAGAATCCATCGGATCGACCTGCCGCAGAAGTCGTTCCTGCAACTGTGCCACTCACGATACCGATTCCATTGACTGTGTTCGTGCCAGACGGCAGCCACGCGACAGTCGGATCAGCAATCCAATCCATAACTGCGGGCGTTGCCGGCTGCACCGACTGAATGCCCGTGAGATTCGACCCGCCGTTTCCGCCCGAGCTTTGATTGGTGTCCGCGAGAATCTGCAACAGCAAGTCGGTGAGTTCGAACTTCACCGAGCTCGCCGACACATTGTAGCGCGGCGTGAGCATGTCCGCTTCGTCGTGGATTTGGTCGATGCTCACCGACTGGATCAGGAACGTGCCCTTCACCGGCGGATCACTGATGTCGATGGTGACCGTTTTGCCGCTCGCCGTCTTCGGGTCCCGCGTCGAGTAGTTCACCTTGATGATGGGCCGAGCGAACAACTCGAGCTCAGCAAAGCCGCGCATGAACAGCTGGAAGGCCGCGGTCAGCGAGCGATCCTCGACCGAACCTTCGATGATCCCGTCCGTCTTGAGACCGTTGAAATCGAGCAGCGCCTTCGACATCTCTCGCTGCGCGTCGAGATCGTCAGCCTGGAAGAAGTTGCTGATGTCCGTGCCCTGCGGAACCGCTTTAGTCAGCGGTTCGGCGAGGTCGAGGAAGGCTGCGCCGACATCGCCTGACAGGCCGGTGTAGGTGTAGGTCAGATCACCAATCTTCACCTGACCGCCCGAGCTCGAGAAGGCGTTCGGATCGGCGACCGCGATAGTCGAATCACCAACTGCCGAGGTCACGCTACAGACACTGCCCGCGCCGACGACGTAGATGCGGTTGCGAACCTGCGAACCGTCGGTCGTAACTTTGATGCCCGGTTCCTTGAGCAAGTTCGTATCGGTATCTGTGAGCGTGCTGATGTCGTTCGTCTCGAGGGACGGACCATCGGGATTCGGCCACACTGAGATCGGGTCAGCAGTCCCGAGCTGAGTGTTACCGAACGGTTTCTCTGCGCGACCAGCGAGTCCCGTCTGCAGTGCCGTCGTCAGGAATGAGTAGACACCCGGTGCCGTGGTCGTATTGTCGGGAATGACGAAGCATCCACCGACGCCGTTGATCCAATCCGGTTCCGCATAAGTGATGTCGTAGTGCACACCATTCGGGAAGAGGACGTTCAACTCGAAAGACGTGATCGGCTGGTTCGTCGGCAGTCCCGAGATCGGGTCGATCAGCAAGCCGAAGTCGAAGAACAGAATCCGCGCGATGACATCGGCGCCACCGATCGCTGGGCCGATCGGCGTGTTCGTGATATTCCACGTCGAAGCGATGGCGGTTTGCGTCTCACTCGCGTTAGATGGGTAGCTCACGCTCCCATCTCGATACACGTAGGCCATCTTGAAGGCACACTTACCGCCGGTCTGCGTGCCGTCGAAGATACCTCGGACGTTCGGCGGGAGCGTCGGCTTCGGCGGATGGCGCGTGATCACTCGAGGAAGCGGCACGGTCGCCGCGATGTCGGTGATCGTCGTCACTGAAGCATTCCGCGAACCGAAGTCGCTCGAGAACGTCGTCGTCGTGTTGTCAGGAATCTCGACGTAGCGGACGATCTCCTCGAACTTGCTCGGTTGCGTGCCTTGCTTCGCGTCCCAGATGCTGTTGAGCATGCGCCGGAAATAGATGCGGCGCTTCGTGCAAGTGAGCGATCCAACGGTTGCTCCCGTCGGAATGCTCGAGAGTGACGGCTGGTGCAAGCCGTCCATGAAGACCATGTTGGACAACGGTTGCAACTGCGACTCCGTCCCATCGCTGTAGACGAAGGTGTGCTGCATCGCGTAGAAGCCGGACGGAAATTGGAAGACCGAAGAGATCGCACTACCGACAGCGAGTGTCAGGTTCGGACCTGACAGTCCCATCGGAATGACCGGCGGAAGAGACGCCGGCTGGATGTGGAAAAAATGGACGTCTTGGTTGTAGTCGACATACCAGTGCCCGCCGCCGATTGCCGCGGCAATATCATTGAGCACTGTCACCAAGTCTTTCGTGCCGTCGAGCGTGATGTTAACTCGCGCGAGATTCGACTGCACGTGCGCCGCCGTGAAGCCAGGCGCGAACCGCTGCACCAAATCTTTGACAATGTCCGTGGCGGACGCGAACTCGTAGATACCGAACGGTCGGCGGCGGTTGAAGAGCCACGTGAAGTCCACACACGTCACTTGCCACGCGAGCTGATCTGTTTGCTCCTCGAAGATTTGCGTGACGGACTGGATATTGCCGGCGAACAGCAAGCGATTGCTGTCCTCGGTGTCCACGATCTCGATCTTCTCTCCGACAATCGGTGGTGCCGAGGTGCCATCGACGGTGAAGGTCGCGGTGTTCGGCGTATTGTTGAGCGCGTCGGTGACCTGGATGCCGGGCATCCTGCGGATGTCATCGCCGCGAACCAAGAGCGTGTAGCGGAATCCCTGCCGCAGTGTCGCCGTGCCGTTCGTGCCGGTCACCACGACATCGACCGCGCCGGTGGCGTGATTCGGCGTCACCACGCTGATATGCTGCGCGTCGATCACGGCGACCGACGTGCCGGCACTTCCTCCGAAAGTCACCGTCGATCCCGCCTCGAAGTTCGCTCCTTCGATCAGGACCGTCGTGCCGCCAGCGATCACGCCCCAGTTCGGTGTGATCGAAAAAATCTGCGTGCCGTAGTAGGAGAAGCCGGCGTGCAACGTCGCAGCAACGCCCTGAATGGTGACTCGGACATTGACGATAGTATCTGTCGTGCCTGCCGGAGTGTTACAAGTGATCGTAGTTGAGTTGACAACAACGACCGAAGTCGCCGCGAAGTAGCCGAGAGCATCTGTGCCGAACTCTACCGTCGGTAGTGTGCCATCACCAAGCGTGCGGAAGTTCACGCCCGTGATGGTCACACTTGTGTTACCGGTGTTTCTCCCTGCGTCCGGCGTGACGTAAAATACCTGCGGCGTCAAGTCCCCGCCCAGAATCGGGCGGGGTTCGAAGAACGGCAGGATCTCGTTCCAGGGCTGGTTCTTCATCCTAGTTCACAATCTGCACTGAGTACTGATGCAGCGTCATCGAGCCGGTGTTGACGGTCTGCGTGAAGAAGAAGTCGGCGACGTTCGCTACCGTCGAGTCGAAGTTCGAACCGACTGCCGGCGTCGTATTCCATGGCAACATCGCCACGAGGCCGCCTTTGGGCATCGACGCAGGAGTGCCGAGGATGCCTTCGTTCGCCCACATACCGACGCCGTGGAAGTTCGCGGACGTGCCGATAGCTCGCAGCGTCAGGACCGCACGGAACCACCACGGCTTCGTGGTGTGCGCGGCAACGGTGTCGAGCAGAATTGCCTGCGAGTCGAAAACCGCCGTGCTACCGAAGCGCCAGTCATAGCGCGCCGTGCCGGGCGTAGTGATGACGGACGAGATGCGGCCCGCCGCTTCGATGATGACTTGCATCCCGATCCGGTTGAAGTAGTTCGCCGGAAAGGTGAAGACTGCTGCCGCAGGCAGGGCCGATGCGGCCGCGGCCGCGGTCAATGTTCCGCCGTCTCCCTGCGCGGTGATGATTGTTTCGACGTATCCAAGAGCCATACTGATTCTCCTTTATGCCGCGCCGAATTGACGCACGGACTTGAGCTGATCCATCAGCACGCGAGCGACCTCGTTGGCGACTTGCACGCCCGTGCCGTTGACGTAGAAATGATTGGTAACTTGATTCGCTCCGATACCAAACGCCTCGAGCCGTTCCTTCGATAGCGGCAGCACGGCTTCCTGACCGTGCAGCACAGCGAGTGTGCCGTCGGTGCCGGCGTCGATGATACCTCCGCTCGCAAACTTCGGCGCCTTCTTCGACTGCGACTTGAGCATGTCGTAGGCAGCCTTCAGCGCGTTGAGCTCAGCGAGGTCGGCGAAGTATTGGTTCTGCGAAGCGAAGTCGTGAATGTTCGCCTTCTCGCTACCGATGTTCTGCATAAGAAAGTTCAACTTGTCGAGAAGCGCGTCCGCTCCACCCGGTGTGGTGTCGATAGTATACTGCGTGATCGGTGACGCCGACTGACCTTCAACCGTATACTCGAGGTTGTCAATCGCGGACTTGACCACGCCAGCTTTCTGCGCGACATCATCGAGCGCGCCGCCCATTTGATCGCGCCAGTCTTTGGCGGCTTCATCGGCGGCGTGAGACGCTTCGCCGAGATCGTCGATGTATTGCTGCGTGAACTGATCCGAGTTCGCTCGAGCGAAGTCGAAGGCTTCCTGGGCATCCTGCGCCATCTTCTCGAAGTGTGCCTTCGAGTGCACGTCAGCCTCGAGCCGCTGCTGCTCCTGCTGCGCGTACATCTCTCGAGACATCTGCTCGACCCAGTCGTAAAAGTCCTGCGTGTCGGTCTTCGCGTCGGCGTGCGCCTTGACCTGATCGGCCACCCATTTCTGGATGTCCGCGCGTTCCTTGTCGGTCGTGCTACCCGAGCGTTGAATCCGCAGGTCATAATACGATGCCCAGCGAGCGGCGCTGTCTTCGATCTCCTTGCGCTCGAGTTCCTTCGCCTTCGTTTCCTCGGCAATCTCCTTCTGGATCGCGGCGGTCTGCGCGGCGGTCAGGTTGAGCACGGTCTGGATCGCGCTCGAGGATGCACCGGCCTCGAGGTAAGACTTCGCCAGGGCGTGCGCGCTCTCGCTGATCTTGTCGAGCGTGCCGCGCCATCCTTCGCCGGTTGATGCGAGCTCTTCCTGCGCGTCCTTGAGTTTCTTCGCCTCTTCCTTCGTCATAGCGATGGTCAGCGCTTGCTTCGAGTGCGCGTCTGCCGCTGCGTTCGCGGCCGCAGCTTCATTCTTCGTCGAGCTAGCGAGTGCATCTGTGCCGAGCTTCGTGTCTTCTTGTTCTTTCTGCGCCGCCTTCATGCGGTTCTCGATCTTGGTCAGCGCATCGTTGAAGTGGCCCGTCTCTTCTGCCGCAGCTTGCTGGGCTTCCTTGTAGCCAGTGATGGTGTTCTCGCCCTGCGCCATCGCGGTATAGAGCCGGTCGATGTCCTTCTCGGTTGCCGCGATCCAATCGTTGAGTGCGAGCCCGCCGCTGGCGAAGTTGGCAATCTTCTCGAGGCCAAGCAGCAACTCTTCTGCCACGTAGGTGATCGCGCGGATGCCCTGCTCGACGGTGACGAAGACCGTCTTGAGCGCTTGCCACTCGATCATCACAATACCGAGAGCGTCGACCACATTCTTGCCGAACTCGATCGCGGTGATCGCGGTGTTGTCGATCTCATGGGCAATCTGCTTGATGAGATTACCTTGCGATCCTCCGAACGCTTCCTTGAGTGCGTCTTCAACCGCGTTGATCCCGGCCATGAGCACGGGCGAAGTCGCGACGGTCTTGCCAAGTTGGTCCTGGAAGTCCTGCCACCATGTCGTCGCCTGCGCGAGCTTCTCTCGGAGTCCATCCTGCTGCACACCGATACGCTCGGTGGCGTCACCGACGGCTTTGAGAATCTCCTGCTGGATCGCTGCCTGCTTGCCCTGCGCCGATAGATGGTCCGTCGTCACGCCGAGGCTCTTCGCGAACTTGTCCTCGGCATCCGTGAGGTCGATCTTGCCAGTGAGCAACTGGAGCGCACGAACGCGGCCGGTGATCATGGCATCGTTCATGGACTCGAGCGCCGTCTTGACGTCTGTCCCCGTTGCCTTTGCGAGTGCGAACGCGCCCTTGGACAGCACACCGAATTGCTGATCGGTGAGGTTCAATCCGGCAGCGAGGTCGTGGCTCGCCAGCTGCATGAGGCTGAAGTCGTCAATCGTGCTGTGCGTGCCTTGCCTAAGCGACTCGAGCAATGTCTTGCTCAGAAGGCCAGCGCTCGTCGAGAGATGATCGAAGCTATTCTCGACATCCGAGACCTTCGCGCCTTGCACCGTCAACTGCTCGAGCGTCTTGATCGCTGCGGAGAACGCACCTTCGACGGCGTTGATCGCCGCTTGCGCGGTGAAGAATGCCGTCGCTTGGTTGAGAACGGTCTGACCAGCCGAAGCAAAGTCCGACTGGAACTTCCCGAGCGAACCGCCGATCGTCTCCAGGACCTTCGAAGACAGGTCCTGAAGTTCGATCCGCCCGGACAGTGTGCCAACGTCGAGTGCTTCACTCATCGTCGTTTTCTCTTCTTCTCTGGCTTCATCGAGTTCACCGCGATCTGCGCGAGGAACTTCAACTCTTGCCAGGTCTTGCCCTTGGGCTTCTCAGCCTTGGGCTTCTCGAGCTCGGCGATCTCCTTTGCTTCCCCGTAGGTCAGCAGAAAATCCCGAGTCTTCAAGGGCGCATCTAACTTCTTCAGCGAGGTGTTCGCTATCGTCGAGCTGATCAACGCCGCTTGCCAATCACCGCGCCGGCCGCCGATTGGTTCGATCAGGTCGAACTCTTGCCACGCTGCGAACGTCTCGTAGTCGATCTCCGAAAGCAGTTGGTCGACATCGAGCCGACCGACTGCGAGTGCTAGACGGTAAGCGAAGCGGCGGGGATCGCTTCGCCGGAGTCGTTTTTTCTTGCTTGCCTCGAGGCCGAGTCGAAGCCGTTAAGCTTCAGCGCGGCCCCAACGAGCACGCCGTTCTCCTTCGCGTCCTTGTTCTTGAACGCTTCCAGGTAGTCTTCGAACTGCTCGGTCGGAATGCGGTTGCCGTCGGCGTCCACGATGGACTTGACGAGCAAGCGCAGGCCGGCGAACCGTGACTTGGTGGCGTCTTCGTTCGACTCCACCCACTCGATCATGTCCGCAGTGCGGAGTGTGCCGAGTCGAATGATTCCGCCGTAACCTTCCACTTCAACGTAGCGAGTGGAGTTGGCGGTCTTGAGCTGCTCGAGAGAAAAGACGTTGCTCACTGTGGGCTCCTATGGGCGTTTGATGGCGATGACGTTGAACTGCACTTGTGCTTGACCGCGGCTGTCTGGCCCGCCGTCAAAGGGCGACTGCAAGCAGGCAATCGAGCGATAGAACGTCGACCCGATCGCCTGATTCCGAACCTTGTAGAGCGCGGCAAAGGCCGCGTCCGCCTTCGCTTTGGCGACGGCGTAGGTATTCGCCCGCGCCGTGATCTGCGCGGAGGGCCGCAGGTAGGCCGGGGTAATCGTGGTGTTCTGCGTGTTCTCCGGAGCCGTGCCGCCGGTCTCGATGAGCTGCAACGTCCCGCTCGAAAGGAAGACGGGAATGTGCGCCATCGTGCTCAAGAAGATGTCGATCCCAGAACTACCGCAACCTTCGGCGGCGAGCTGGATCACCAAGTCGTCAAGGAAGACGCTCATTATTGTCCACCTGCAAGCGCGCGGTTGAGACTGATTCGATCCGCGACCCGCTTCGCCATGAACGGTCGGCTCTCGAGGATGACCGACTCAAGAAACTTTGCCTGGCCCACTTTGTGGAACGCCTCGAGATTCTCGTGGACGTAGACGGCATACTTCGCAGCGAGTCCGCCGCACGCGATGAGTGTCCAAATGCGGTCGCCCTGCGAGAACGGTCCGACGACGTGGACAGATGCACGCAACTCACCCGTATCTACCGGCGTGCGCCGCTTCACTTCCGTCGTTTCGATCTGCGTCTCCTGATAGAGCGCCGCCACCACCTCGCGGCCGAATCCTGACTTGATCCGCGCGAACTTTCCCTTCATTTCCGGGACGCCCGTGAGACTAAGTTTTGGATTCAACATGCTGATTCCACCAGGTCTGCACGCGAGCCTTCTCGATCAGATACTCGCTGATCGGTTCGATCCGCAAGCGCTTCGGCGGTGCGTCTTCCGGCCATACGACATCGACCAGCGCCGGGTCCATGTAGACGCCTGTCTTGATCGAGTGATACTTTGCCGTGAGCGCACGACGTTCCTCCTTGGTTTTCACCAAGAAGGCGTGGTGTTCCATGTAGACCGGCGCACGATACGCCGGAAACGGCGAGCCGGCGTGCAACTCCGGACCGCGCTTCGACTTTTCTTTTGTCGTCAAGCGCTGTTGAAAGTCCGGGAAGAACGGCGACTCGACCAGAACGTGTCGGTCATCGGGCCAGAGGTGATACCGCGCGAAGAACCATGAGTCGTGTTCGAGGAACCAACCTTCGCTGAGCCACTGCACCATGCCGGCAGATGGTAGCTCATCATCATCGAGACGCAGAATGTAGTCGCCGTTGCAAGTGTCGAGGACAGGATCGAGCATCTCCTCGACGATCTGACCTTCGACAGCAACGACGTAGTTGGAGTCGAGCGCACAACAGAGCGCCTCAGCAGCGGGACCGTGTGCGCCGAAGACGACCTCGGCGCCGAGCATTTTTCCCAGCTCACAGAACTCGCGCAGGAAACGCTCGGCTCGTGGCTGGCCGTCCGACACGCAGCAGATGCTAAGCTTCACGGGTCAAGTCCTTGTTTCTGAGGAGCACGTCTTCCCGCCAGAGCGTGACGATCTCGAAGTTCGGAAGCATCTCGAGGATGCGCTCGAGGTCAACTTGACCGGTGTAGAGTTCTTTTGTCGAGTACTCCGTAAAGAAGTAGCGCGTCTTCGCGAGCGTCTCGAGCCCGCCGGTGATCAAATCCACCTCGGCGCCTTGCACGTCTGCCCAGATGAAGTCAATGTGAGTGTTGTCGAGCCGGACTTGACGTGACCAATCGTCGAGCCGCGTCATCATCACCTTGGTCTTCTGTCCGAACTTGCACCACGGATGCGCTTGTAGATGGCCCTTCGGCTGTCGGATGGATCCGCTCATGTCCCAACCGAGCGGCCAGTTCTGTCCCGGCGGTCCACCCTCACTCGGATAGAAATCAACGGCGTTGTTCTCCGCACCAACTGCGAGCGGAATCAAGTGCGCCTTCGGATAGTCTTTGGTTGCAGTGATGAAGCGCTGCTGCGCTCGCCGGTCTGGCTCGAAGGAATAGACGCGGACGTGCTTGAAGAGCTCGAAGAAGAGCCGCGTGTGCGTTCCATCGTTGCAGCCGATGTCGAGAATGATCCGGGGATCGCGCAACGTCAACGCGATCTCCTCGGGCGTAATCCAGTTGAGTCTTACATCGCGCATCGGATCACCTCGGCGTAAGCTGCACCAACGGACGGCCAGTCGAACTCTTGTGCTTTCGCCAGCGCTCGCGCGGCCATCGTCTCACGGTGCTGTCTGTGGAAGTAGAACTCGTCGAGACCGGCGATGAAGTCTTCCTTGCTTGGCACGCCGCCGATCATCGTTCGGACATCCGGCATGATCCCTTCGGAAATGACCTTGACCAATCGAACGGAGTCGCCGGCCCACTCAGGAATTGCGGCGATGTCCGTCGCCATGTTCGGCACACCGCACGCCATGCTCTCGAGCGTGGTCAATCCCCAGCCTTCGCACAGCGAAGTGGAAACGTGCAAGTCCATGCGGCGGTAGGTCTCGCGAAGGAGCAAGTCGGGCGCGCCGTGAAAGATGTCCTTCGGCTGCGCGAGAATCACTCGCTCGTTGATCTTCAGATACTGCGCGAGCTGGTCGCAGTTGACATGAGTCGAACTGCCCGGCAGGATGTGCATGTAGAGATAGGCGTCGTCGATCTTGCGCGTCTTGATCCACTCGGCGAAGTAGATGAGCGTCAGATCCAACCGCTTCCGGTTCTGGTTGCGGTTGACCGTGCCGACAATGAAGGCGTCAGTCGACACTTCCTCACCGATGATCCGGTGAGCATGGACCTTGTCGCCCGGCGTGAAGAACTCGAGGTCGACGCCGAGCGGAATGACACAATACATCCCGGTGTAACCACCCGCGACGGCTTCCTGAGCCGCAAACTCCGTCCAGAAAACCGTAAGACTCAGGCCGTTGAGCAGCGCGCCTTCGCAGTTCTTGCCTTCAACCGCGACGATGCCGATCACTGGGCCCCGATACTCCGTCTTTTTCTGGAGCTCCTCGAGGTATTTCGGAATGTTCCACGGATTGGTCTGCACAACGATCAGGTCCGGCTTCAAGAACGGTACGAGCTCTTTGACCCGCCGAATGCCCATGCCGTCGCCGCCCGTGTGGGCAGGATAGATGGCATAAGGATGCGGCTGACGGTCTGCTCGCGGATCGCCGCGGTAGTTGATGCCGAGCACGGTCACTTCAAACTCGTCCTTGAGAAGGGCGAGTATGCTTGTTGAGGCACGGCCGAAGCCGCTTGAGCAAGCTGCGTCACCGATCCAGAGCAAACGCTTCACAGGGCAATCCAATCAGAGGGGAAGCCGACGCGAACCACACCGTCACTGTGCCAGTGTTTCGGATAGATCACTTTCTTTTCTGGGTTACGATTGAGATACGCCGCCCACCACGAGAACGAACTGTTGGCGATAATGTTCGAGTGGCAGCTCGCCATGAGATTCATGTCCTCGAGGTCGGTCTGTCCTTCAACAACTTTCCACGGCAGGTTCTTCTTGCACCACTCCGGGTCGTCAGAGAACACCAAGAACTCTCGGCCCGGAAACAGTTCTGCCGCGCGCTGATAGTAGTCCGTCTTCCACAAGTGCACGAACGCCGGGTCTTTCACGTAGTCTCCGCGACGGACATGCACGGAAACCTCTGGCCTGCTTCCTGAGATTCCTCCGCCGAACAACTCGAGGATCTTCTCTCGGCAATCGTCGAAGTAGCTGGGATACTGGAGATAGATATCCGGTATCTCGCCGCGCCAAAACTTTGAGTAGATGAAAGCGAGCTGGAACATCTGATTCCCGAGACGTCCAGCTAGTCTGTCGACCGACACCATGGTATCACAACTTCCCGAGCATGATCTGTTGAATCAGCCCACGACCCGTGATCGGATCGGTGACCGCGTTCGGCACGTCGATGATCGGCCCAGTGAATCCATCCGGGAGAGTAATCACATCTCGAGGATCGATCGGTTCTCGGCGATCTGTGGCGCCGTTCGGTGCCAAGTCGCCAACAATCGTGAGCGTGGCCGCGACATCGATCACCTTTCCGAGCGTCACAAGCTGCTTGTTGGTGCGATCTAGGACGGCCTGGAACGTCACAGGCGCTGCGTAGGTCGCCGAACCATAGGCATCCTGACCTGTCCACGCGGCCAGCGTGCAATCGACCTGGACGCCCTTGGTGAGGGTGTTGGTGACGGCGATACCAGCGACGAGAATGTCTCGCGGGAACGCCATCAGAATGCTCCGAAGACGACTTTGCGGAAGATCGTCGGTTGCTCATACCAGCTCGGCACGAGCAGCATTCTCACAGCCTGCGGAATGCTGTTGCTGACGTAGAGGAACTCGCTGCCGAGACGCCGCAAGATGATGTCAACTGACTCGTAGCTCGAGGTGTCGACCGTTTGGAACGCAACCTCGACTGATCCGGCTTTGACCATCGAGACGCCAGCCTGCGCGGCGGCGTTGCTCGCCATTAGGTCGCTCGCGAACATCTGCAATGCTTGCTCGCACTGCGCGTTCTTGAGCTCGGCCGGGATAACCGTGTTGAGAATCGGGAAGTTGTTCCGCGTGAGCATCGAGTTGCGCGGCCAGGTCATCGCTTGAACGGCGTCCACCGCCGTGCCTGTCCACTGGAAGCAGGCATCAAGCACCATCGCCGCGGCAATCAAGACGTTCTCCTTCGCAGCCGTCGCGCCTGGCTCCGAGAGAGCCGGCATGCGGACGCCCGCGTAGGCATCGAAGTAGGCGACATCGGCGTAGGAGTTCGCGCTCGCCGAGCCGGGAGTTGCGTCGAATGGTGACAACGGCATGCTTCCTCCAAAGACTAGCGAAAGAGCCCCGGCAGAGAATATCCGCTCTCTGCCGGGGTCGTGCGTCTTACGCCTTGTCGAGGTGGTAGATGCCCGATCGGCCCTGCGCGTCCGACCGGATGAGCGGAACCGCGATCTGCCACACCTTGAAGTTGAGCTCGAAGCCACCGGCCTCGTCCCACTGGACGGTCTGCGCCGGTTCGCCCTGAACCCACACGACGTTGTCCTCCGTCATCTGCACGAAGACCACGTTGGTCGACGGCAGCTGGTCGGCGACACGGATTGCCGCGATCTGCTCGACGGCTTCGAGACGCTGACGGATCGTGCGGGGCGTCGAAGTGGCGCCCGTGATCACGTAGTCGTTCTCGATCTGGATGCCGGCGTCCGTCGGCACGTAGATGACGAACGGTCCGAACTGACGGTCAGCCGCGAGCGCGGTGAGCGCAGTCGTCACGTCCTTCATGTAGGACTCGCCGGTCTTTGAGGAGTCCGACCAGTCCTTGCTGCCTTCGAAGTCGCCCGTGTTCCGGTCTGCGAAGGTCGTGTAGCCCGGAATGGTGAGTCCGCCGAACGTGCGGCCTCCCTGGAAGAGCATCTTCTCGGCCATCTCGGCGACCACTCGCGCGGCCGTCCGAACTTGCATGGTGTCCAGGGACTCGCCCTTCTGCCGCGACGCTGCGAGCGTGCGGAGGTTCAGGTTGAAGTCCTTGTGCGTGATCGGCAGAGGCAGCTGGTTGAGACCAGTCACTTCCTGCCGGTCGTTCGGCGTCCGAGCGCGGCCGTCGAGCGTGACTTCCGCCTCACCCATGAACGTCACCTTCTCGTAGGCGTAGACCGTCTGCCCGAGAGCATTCGGCACGTTCTTGGTGAGACCGGCGTTGATCAGGTCGGCCACGCCGACGAGACGGATCAGGTGCTCGTCGAGCACCACGTTGTCGAAGTACTTCCACTCCTCGTGGCTCAGGGTGTCGTTGGTGCGGAGCACGTCCGAGTTGAGCGGCTTGCCTTCGAGCGCCGCCTTCTTCAGCTGCGCGGTGGCCCAGCGTCCCGCGGCCGAGTCGCCGTTCACCAGCGAACTCACCGTATCGACGAGCGGGGCCGCCGTCTTCTTGTTCTTGGTTGCCATGTCCTCAGTCTCCTGTCTGGTTGGCCCGGGTTAGAGAATCTCGACGCGGCACGCGGTCACGGCCGCGATGACGCCGAGAGCCTCTTTCGCTCGCGCGATCGGGTAGTTGCTGCCCTCCTTGAGCGTGCCGTCGCCGGCCGACTCGAGGAGATCGTCTTCGGCGATGTTCTCGCCGCTCGCGATGAAGGCCACGAGTTCCTGGCCCGTGTGGAAGACACCGATCTTGACCTGGTCACCGGACGCGTAGAACGCGCTGATGGTGCCCGAGCCCTGGTAGGTGTTGTCGATCCCGGTGCCGAACTCCTCGCGCTCGAGCGCGAAAGCCTTCGGAACCTTGGTCGTGGTCGTCGCCGTCTGGTGAGCGACAACGCTCACGCCCTTCACGAGATAGCCCGGCTTCACCGTCGCCGAAGCCTTGCCCTCTTCGTTGATGATCGGGTTACCCTTGAGGGTGATCACCCGCTTGTTCGTGGTTGCCATGATTCACTCACTCCTTCTGGATGACTAGTCGTGCGGCGACAGCGTCTGTCCACCGCTCGGCCGGATGCTGACCTGCGCTTCGAGGCCACCGTCAACCGGCGCCTTCGCAGCGATGTTGGAAACGAACCCCGAAAAGATCCACGTGGCGCCATCCGGGAAGTCGATCTCGTAGAGGTCCTGAGAACCGTCTTCCCAGGCTTCCATGAGTCCCGCGACTGCGTTGTGCGAATCCTCTCCGGAAGGCAGGAAGCCGAGCGCGAAGCTGAGCTCTCCCTTCCGTCGGATGCCGACGACATACGAGTCGTCATCCGAGTTGTGCATCGTCGTCTCGATGGGCTTTCTCGTCAGCGGCGGCAGCGTGATGTCGCGGAGTTCCGCGATCGCCGTGCCGTTCCGCTTGATGATTGTCCCATGAGCACTGATGGCGTTGCTCACCGACATTGTGTCTCCTCCTCAGTTACTTCTTCGCGGCGTTACGCGCCTTGAGTGCCGCTGCGAAGTCAGGAGCCGGCGGCGCCGCCTGGCGATCCGTCTCGACTCGCGGCGTGCCCATGCCGCTGAAGTCCACTGCCGCGGCCATCTTGACCTCGGCGCCGGTCAGCTCGATGATCGCATCGAGATCTTCCTGCGTCTTGGCCTTGAGCTGCTCGTCCGTGAACTTGTTCCGCTTGTTGCCCTTGATCACCGCGATGCTCGCGGCGTGGCGGGCGTTGCTGGCCGCGAGGCACTTCGGGCACTCGTTGGTCGTGACAACCGGCTTGGCCTCCGCGACCACAACTGCCGGCTTCTCCTCGACCACTTCGACCTTCGGTTCCTCGATCTTCTCCACCGGCTTCACGCTGGCGAAGACCGCGGCCATGCGCTGCTCCCGCGTCTGCGACGTGAGAGCGTCGAGCTGCTCTTCCGTCATCGACTCGAGCTGCGCCTGTTCCGCCGCGGTGAACGGG